CTACCTGACTACACCACGTATCAGGAGCAATTCGACTTAGACGGTGTAACTGGTCAGATCACAGGAGACTTGACAGACAAGCTCATGGATTGGCGTGATCTACACTCAGTGTTTTGGGAGAACTCACACAAGCCATTACCGATAGCGCCTATGAGCGCGCGAGATGTAGACATTCAGTATCCTAGCATACGACCGCAAGGGACCAATAAGGTGAAGTGGTTTAGAATACTGCCAGCTGCCACAACTGGTAAGGTCTGGATAACATACCGCACGAAGCCGAAAGACTTTGAACAAGATGAGGATATTATATACCTAGACACACAGCTGTTGATGCTAGGCACATGTTGGGATATACTAGAAGATGATGGCACAAACCCCGGCGCTGCTGACAAGTTTCGCATCTTATTCCAAGATGCACTTACACAATTCAATCGGCAGACTTTCAATATACCCCTTGATCTTGTCATGCCACAGCGATCTACCGTCAACAGGTGGACCTAATGGTACAGATGCTAACACGGCTGAAACCGTTAGGCAGACCGAAACAACCACGCCCGACGAGCAAGCTGAACAACACCACAATCAGAGACTTTGGTGGTGGCCTAAACGTCGTAGACAGCGAACAGAACCTAACTAGCAAGTTCTCACCTGTCTTCGACAACATGGTGACTTACACTGACAAGCGTGTAGGTCCGCGCTTTGGCTACGAGATGTTCTTGAAGCTGAAGCAGGGTGTTGAGACTAGTGGTACACTAGTAGGCGGCGGCATATCAGTTACACTAGATAGCCGTGTTGTATCTATCATATGGCCCAACCACGGCTTTGTTTCTGGCGATCATGTCACACTCAGCGGCTTCGTAGGTAGCTTCTACGGCATCACTGATGTAATGATGAACCGCACACATGGTATACGCGGCATACGCGATGCTAACACATTTGACATTGTAGTGTCAGGGCAAGCTACAGCTACACAGATCAGCTCACCGCTGACTTGGCAATGGATGCATGATACGCACGCACTAGGTGGTGTGCCTGTAGAGTGCAAGTACTTTAGTAACGTAGTAGTGCTGTGGACTAGCGCTGGTGAGATACTAACAATCAGCCGCACGAAGGTTGTACAGCGTATATGGAGTAACAAGATAGCTGCAGGACTCCCCGGTGGGCCTATTGGCTGGTCATATACAGACTTTGTAGCTAGCGACATATTCGGCAAGGAGCTGATATGCAGCAACGGACATGACAAGCCACTGACTATAGACTTCTCGCGTACAGATTTATCACAGTGGGTGTTGTATCTAGTAGACCCTGGCAATTCATTCAGCAATGACAAAGTGCCAGCGTTTGATGCATGTAAGTCAGCATTTCGTTATTTCACCATACACGATACAGACCCATCGCAATATCCACAGCATGTCACAGAGATACGCATTGCGGCTAAAGACACATCTATGGTCTACAGTGATAGTCCTGCTCCGACTGATGCTGTTGACATTGATATGTCTAAGATTGCTGCTAGCCCTGAGCAAGCTGTACGTGGGTTTGCTACTATTAAGGACGCACTACTAGTCATCTCACCTAGCAGCACAACGATGATGAAGCTAGGCAACTACAACACCGATGGCAAGCACGATCCAATACCTATCGACACCATGAATGGTTTTGGCTCCAACGCACCTCGTTCGATAGTGGAGATAGGCAGCGATGTGTTTATGATGGACTTCAATGGTGTGCCATCTGCTAAGTTATCAACTATCAGCAACGCCGTCATTCCAGAACGTGTGAGTAACTACATTGAGACTATGTTGAGTAGACACATAGGTAGGGTGAAGAAGGAGACTATGAGGCTGAATGCGTTCGGCTTCTATGATGCCAAGAACAAGACTGTGCACTTCTACTTGCCTAAGTTTGACAAGGACGATGTTAGGCAACTAACAACTGATCCACTCTACTTCGACACAGATATGGCTGAGCATGAATACACCAAGCGCTCACTCATTCTACGTCACGATGCTCACATGGTCGAGCAAGGTGATATTGTCAGGATAGCGGGTGCAACGGCATTTAGTTCAATTAGTGCAGCTAGCATCAACGGTGATCGCAAGGTGCTAGGTGTGTTGAATGAGAACTACATCTTGATAGAGATAGGCGCTGATCTACCACTCACTACAAGTACAGATACAAGCGGTGGCGGCGTTAACATCACTATCCAGCCACTCACTGATTGCAGCGTTGGTTACATCTTCCACTACGTGCCACAGCTACGTCTAACTGCGTGGTCACGCTTCAAGAACACGAGCAATCTCATATTCAACTGCGGCTGCGGCACGTTAGAAGGTCGTGCATTCTTATTCACAGCTGACGGCTTTATGATGCGCTACGGCTCACCTGAAGACCCTGTGTACGCTGATTGGAAGGGTATGTATGACTTCGTATCATGGACAAGTGGACACACATATCACACAGGCGAACGCATATTCGATCCAATTGACGGTCTAGTATACAGGTGTATAGCAGACGTTACAACTACAGCAGCGGACTTCCCTACAGCTAGACTAGCCGCGCCTGATAGTTGGGAAGAATACAGAGGTGAGCCTATCGAGTTCACGTGGGAGCTACCTTGGTCAGACTTCGGCCAACGTCAGCACACTAAAGCGCTGCGCTTCTGTCACATGGATGCAAGTGGATTAGCACAGTTCAAGCTAGAGCTGTTCGCTGATAACATATACAGAGATGCAGCTACAGGACAACTGATGCCCGCGCGCACGCTCACCTTCGTACCTAATGAAGCTGGTGCATTCGGTGCAGGACAGCAAGTATACGGCGCGGGTAGACGTACTAGAGAGCAAAAGCTATGGCAGGTGCCTGTTAAGTGTAAGCTACTTAAGACACGTGTGAGTGGTGCAAGCACGCAGTCATTGTCTGTCACAGCAATAAGTCTCCTATATCAGAAGGGAAGTACAGTAAGAGGCTAGTAGACAACTCGATGCAAGCTATTGACAAAGTGACGGAAATGTGCTATGTCTTACTTATACACAAACAAGATGATATTGGCTTCATCGCCGCTCGTCAGAGGGGTGATGTGATATGGTCGCTAATATACGTGGCTATACTCCTAACTACAATTTCAAACTCATAAACTTCGACACACCGCGTTGGCATACTCTAGAGTATTCCAACTGGAACCTGCTTGATGCTATGCTAGCGTCAGCGGGCGTAGTAAAGGTGCGCGGTGAGTGGTTGAATGGTACTACGTATATAGAGGGTGAGCGCGTATATGACATTGAAGACGGCGGCTTGTATAGATGCCTAGTAGATCATACGAGCGCGGCAACTGGCACGTTCGCTGAAGATCGCGCAGCTAATCCTACCTATTGGGCAGCACAGGAAGCTGGTGTTCCTGTGTATAGAGGTCCGTGGGTAGGTGGTACACTATATACATTAGGCGACATTGTAGTTGTTAATAACTACTCATACTATCTATGTACAGTCGATCATGTATCTGCAACGAATTTCACTACAGATGCAGCTAATTGGCAATTAGTCTTCGATGCTACGCAAGTCGTAGATGATGCTACTGCTGCTGCCGCTGAAGCTGATGCATCTGCCACTGCTGCAGCTAATAGCGCGGCGGCGGCTAGTACTAGTGCTGATAGCGCTAGTACTAGTAAGAATGCCGCTGCAGCTAGTGCAGTTCTATCAACTAATGCATCAAGCAACGCAGCCGCTAGTGCGGGTGATGCAGCTGCTAGTGCTATTGAAGCTGCTAATGCTGCTACGGGTTTAGTTGGTTCATCACTGACGACTAACACCGTTGGCATAGGCGTTAAGACATTCACTACGCAGTCGGGTAAGCAGTTCAACCCCGGCAACTTTATGACTATCGTTGATACTGTCACTCCTAGCAATGCGATGACAGGTCAGATTGTGTCGTATGTAGGCACAACGCTACAAGTCAGCATTGGTGCATTTCGCGGTAGTGGTACTAAGAGTAATTGGCAATTGTACATCGGTGGCGCGTATGGTGCTGACGGCCTCCCCGGTCCTCAAGGTGCAACTGGCGCTACAGGTGCTACGGGGCCAATAGGACCACAAGGTATTCAAGGTCCAGTAGGTCCACAAGGAACACAAGGTATACCGGGACCGAGTGGTGGTGCTGGTGCAACAGGTCCAGCTGGCCCACAAGGTGCAGATAGTACAGTACCCGGTCCACAAGGTCCGAAAGGCGACCCCGGCACACAGGGTATACAAGGTATACAGGGAATACCGGGAACTCCCGGCGCAACAGGCCCAACAGGTGCAGATGGCGCAGTAGGTCCGGCAGGTCCGCAGGGGCCTAAAGGTGATACAGGCGCGACAGGTCCAGCTGGTAGCGGCAGCGGCGACATGCTGCGTTCTGCTAACCTCAGTGATGTGTTGAGTGTACCTACATCGCGCACTAACTTAGGCTTGAAGGGTGCAGCGATACTTGACGTAGGTACTACTGCCGGTACAGTTGCAGCTGGTGATGCTGTTGCTGGTAAGGCTGATAAGACCTACGTTGATACGCAAGATACAGCACTGCAAACTAATATCAATGCAAAGGCTGATAAGACTTACGTTGACTCACAAGATACAGCGCTACAGACTAGCATCGGTACGAAGGCAGACAAGACATATGTAGATGCACAAGATGCACTGAAAGCTCCTATTGCTAATCCTACATTTACAGGTGATCCAAAGGCACCCACACCTGCACCGGGAGATAGCGATACCAGCATTGCAACTACAGCATTCGTTGCAGCTGCAATAGCTGCTACTGTACCTACACCTCCTGACTTATCAGCTTATGCGCCGCTTGCCTCGCCAGCATTCACCGGCAACCCACAAGCACCTACACCTCCTACAGCTGATAACGATACTAGCATCGCAACGACAGAGTTCGTGAAGGCACAAGGCTATGTATCATCTGTATCACCCACGTTCACAGGTGATCCTAAAGCGCCAACGCCTTCTGCAGCTGACAACGATACGAGTATTGCTACTACAGCCTATGTGACTAATGCTGTAACCGTTGCGATGACAGGGCTAGCACCCATTGCATCACCTGTCTTCACTGGCAATCCTACAGCTCCTACTCCTACTGTTGGTGACGCTGATACTAGCCTAGCAACTACAGCGTTCGTCGCTACTGCTATTGCTAACATCAGCTACGCAGCGTATGCGCCGTTAGCTTCGCCTACATTCACAGGCGACCCGAAAGCACCGACACCGCTAGCTGGTGACAATGATACGAGTATAGCGACGACTGCATTTGTCACAGCGGCAATTGGTACTATTGATCTAACCCCATACGCACCTAAAGCATCTCCTGTATTCACAGGTGATCCGCAAGCACCTACGCCACTCTCAACCGACAACGATACATCTATAGCTACGACAGCATTCGTTAAGACTGCTATAGCAGGTGCGCCTCCTACTGGCGCTAATGCTTCACTCAGCAACTTGTCTCCCACAGCCGTCAACGTGACGTTGCTACCGGGAGTACACAATACAGTTGATTTAGGCAGCTCATCATTTGGTTGGAGAGACGTATATATAGGCGTTGGTGGTGGCATCTACTTTGCGTTTACTAAATACTTAATATCGTCAAGCAGCAACTATCTAAATGCTACTGCTGCAAGGTTTCTAGTTGCTGACGTTCCGTGGGCTGCAGCTGTACCTGTTACACTCACTGATGCTGCTTCAGTGTCGCTAGCTTTCAATGGTGGTATCAACTTCATACTAACAATGAATGTAGCTGGCGCAACACGAGCGCTTGCTAATCCGGCTGCAGTAAAGGCAGGTCAAGCTGGTATGTTCTATCTAGTGCAAGATGCAACAGGCGGTCGCACGATGACATGGGGCACTTTCTACAAGTTTGCAGGTGGCACTAAGCCTGTGCTGTCAACTGCACCCAATGCTATCGACGTTGTATCATATGTATGTAAGTCAACGACAGAAATCTTCTGTTCATTCGCAGCGGACTTTAAGTAATGTTGCCGGGAACTATACCAGGGTTGATGTTTGTGTTGGCTAAGGCAGTTGATCCTAATGCAGCTGTCAGCTTTGTCGTTACTGCTCCCGGTAGTGCTAGTTCTAACACTGCGTTCAACATCACAGTGCAAGCGAAACGAGCTGATGCTGGTAATGCGAACTTATACACAGGCACAGTACACATCACGTGTACAGATGGCGCTGCCGTGTTACCTGCCGACGCTGCACTAGTAGCTGGCTTCGGTACGTTCTCTGTAAAGCTGATGACTGCAGGTACTTGGACTTTCACTGCAACTGACACTGTTAACTCTGCTATCAAAGGCACCAGTAGTGGTGTCACTGTAGCTGCAATAATCCCCGGCTCTGTTACTCTTACTAGCGGTGTATCATGGACTGTACCTGTTGGCTTCAATCCTGCCAACAACACTATCGAGTGTTATGGTGGTGGTGGCGCGGGTGGTCGTGGTGACAATAGTAACAACTTCATAGCTGGTGGTGGTGGAGGTGGAGGTGGATACGCTAGAATTAACAACCTAAACATTAGCAGTGGTCAATCTATAAACTACCAAATTGGCTTCGGCGGTGTTAGTGGTGGAGCTGGTACTGCTACATGGTTCAAGGACTCAACAACTGTACGCGGTGATCCCGGCCAACCGGGTCTAGCTGGTACTAACGGTGTAGGCAACGGAGGTGCAGGTGGTAGTGGTGCAGGTGTATTAGTACATACAGGTGGCACTGGTACTAACGGTGATAGTGATGAGAACGGTGGTCCCGGTGGTGGCGCTGCAGGACCAACTAGCAATGGTGCTTCTGACGTTGGTGGTGGTGGGCTTGCAGGGAATGGTGGAAATACACAAGGTGCTACAGGTGGCAATTATGGTGGTGGTGCAGCTGGTGGTAGCTGCCAAAGCTCAGATGCACCGGGAGGCACAGGCGCACAGGGTTGTATCAAGATAACATGGTCATAGGCGCAACAGATAGATTTGTACTCACACTCGGCGCAGTGATGCTATTTGTCACTGTTGCTGTGCTGTATTCGCGGAGTGATGCTGAACCTCTTACTCCTACGTGTGTAACTGATGAAGACCGTGTACATATACGAGCGCAAGTACTGCTAGCAGTTGATGATGCATTCAAGGATAACATGAAAAACCTGTTCACTGGTTGGCTTAAAGATGCACACCAACAGCCTGAGCGAGCGAGTGCAGGTTTACAGAGTTCTATAGTTGCTTATCAACGTGCACGTGCTGATGCGCTGAAGTGGAACCCTACGAGTTGTTAGGAGCACAAGATGTTACTAACATTGCAAGGTAAGTGCAGCTGGTTCGGTGGACCTAACGATGAAGGTGTACAACCTGATGAGGGTTTAGCCTTTATACAAAGTATAGAGGATGCGCCATATCTGTTTCTGCCTGAGCAACCTGAAGGTACGACAGGATTAGCACGTAGGCTTAATCCTTCAATGCACTACATCGCCTGTCGTTGGGACTACGAAGTTACGCCTAGTGAGATGTTGTTAGAGCGCACAGCTATCATACGCGCTGTGAAGACAGGTATCATAGCTCGTGCATTCCCCGCTGATTGGGGACCGCATGTTAACACTGAAAGGGTAGCTGACATATCACCGGGGCTAATGGAAGCACTACACATTGAGACAGATGATGTAATCACTGTGTTATTCCCGTACACGCCAGCGGGTCTAGAACTACCATATAGTGTGGCGTAGGGAGAGAAACATGCCGATTGGTCTGATCTTTTGGGTCATCATGTTGTTGTGGCTACTCAGTTGGGCAGCTGGACAGTGGGGCAGTCAACAGTTTCCGTGGGCAGTACATGCAAGCGGTCTGTTGTTCTTCATACTACTGTTCCTGTTAGGCTGGCACGATTTCGGTTTCATCGTGCACCCTTAGATTGGTCGTCGTCCTGTTGTGATTGTTGGTACGATGACCAAGATGTGTTGAGGTGTCTATGAAGATCGAAGCTGTTACAACTCCGCGTCATGGTGTAGACCTAGAGAACCTAGCGCAACTACACCATGACGAGTTTGGCTGTGGTCGGGCGTTCGCTAGACAGGCTATCACTAATCACGTGATTATCTGTGTACGTGATCCTGACAGAAAGTGGCTCAATGGTTGGGTTGCCTATGATGACAATGATAAACCTGTTGGCTACATCATAGGTACTATTCGTCCTAGCATCTACAACTTGTCAGACATAGCGTGTCAGGAGATGTGGTTTGTACTGCCTAAATATCGTAGCGGTCTGATAGCTGTACAACTACTATGGCACTTTGAGAAGTGGGCACGTGATAGGAAGGTTGAGCGCATCTATACGCAAGTTGAACACGATAACGAGCCGCAGCTAGTCGAACGCATTATACACATAATGAATAGGTTAGGTTATAAAACACAAGGCTACATAGCCGTTAAACATCTCATGGAGAAGGGCAACTCAGATGATCGCACCACACATAGCGAAGTGGGCGTTAGAGAGACAGCGAAAGTCTAACGGCAATGAGCTACATGCGTCAGCTGATGAAGCTGCTCCGCTTCCACCCACACGGAAGAAGCGCAAGGTTAAGGAGAAAGTGTTAGAGACTAAAGGTGGTGGTGGTTATGTTCCACCTCCGCAACCTTCACCTATGGAACAGGCGCAAGCCCGCGATTGGGAAGCGCAGATGCAGTTCCAACGTGAACAGGCGCAGCAACAGGCTGACAGAGATCGAGAAGATCGTGCTAAAGCTGCAACTGATGCTGCTTGGCAGTCATCTAAAGGTAGCGCCTACAATGCTGCATTGAGTAGCGGTACTAATAGACTACGCGCACTAGGCATTGACAGCGGTGATCCTCTCGGCGTCTACAGTCAGTTCACTGATCGTATCAACGCAGGTAATGCTGGCTTGCAAACTGGTGCTGACTACTCATCTGCGTTCTCACCAACTATCCTAGATGAGATACTAGGCTCAGCGCGTGTAGGACAGCGTAACAAGTACACTAACCAGTTCAATCAACAGGTCAGTCCGTACTATGCTGAAGATCGCTTCAGTGCTACGAGCGATGATGCTATCTTGAACAGCATCCTAGATCAGCAATACAACGATGCATTGACTGGACTGCAAGCAGCTAAGGGCCGCGGACAAGCTAGCCAAGCTGTCTACGACCGCGCACTACAAGACCTAAGCACTGCTAAGTACACTGCTAACACCGATCTACAGAACATCGGTCGTGGTGTACGTGAGAGTGATATAGCTGACATCAACAAGCGTCGTCAGTCGTCACTTGATGCAGCTAGCAATTGGGACTTTGGTACTACATACGATCCAATGGGTGAAGCTGGACGTATTACCAGCTACGCTGATGAGCGTGGTCAAGGTCTTGAAGGCGAACTGCGTGGTGCTGTGGGTGGTAAGCAGTACTTCGACATTAACTCACTCATTGGCAACGCTTCTGCTAAGGTTGGTAACGCTACTACGCCGTCTACTACAGGTACAGGCGGCAGTGCTTTGTATGACACCTTCCAGAACCAAGCACAGAACAACGCAAGTACACGCAGCAATGAGGGTATCTTCTAACTAGGAGTACACTCATCATGGAAATGTTCGGATTGATCGGTGGTCTAGCTGGTGCTGGTGCTTCTTTGGCTGGCGGCATGATGAATGCTGATGCCCAAGAAGACGCCAATCAGATGAATTGGGCCATCAATGTAATGAACATGCAGCAGCGTGAGCGTGAGCGCCAAGAAGCTATAGCTATGGCGCTTAAGGCTCGTGCTGAACAGAAGCTTGGTACGACAGATATACGCGGCACACGTACACACTTCGTGCCGGGTAAAGGTTGGGTAGTTGAAGGTGGTAAGGGCGTTCTAGATATGATGGCTCTGCAAGATGCGGAGCAAAAGAAGGTACTTACTACTGACTTGCCTATGCGCCGCGCTGTTATGCAGCGCAACTACCAACGTGGTGTACAAGAGGAAGCACTAGCTGACACGTTTAGGCGTAAACTGCAGAACCGCTACGTGCCTAGTGATGAGGCATTAGCTGGTGACTTGTATCAAGCTGGTGCAATGGGACTACGTGAAGCTAGCGCTGATGCAGGTCGTCGTGTCTTCACACAGGGTATGCGAACAGGACAGAATAGCAACTTCGGTGAGATTGCTAGCAACCTGCAACGTGAGGATAACAACGCATACGCTAAGTTAGCACTACAGACTAAATTGATGGCACGTGGTAGTGGTCAAGAGATAGCTGACAAGCGTGATGCAGGGCTTGCTAACTTGTACAACTTGTTTGCTACTCGTGCACAACAGCTGCCAGAGACTAACTACAAGCCACAATCTATCGACACACAGGGTACACTGAGTACAGCTACAGCTGGCGATCTTAGTACTGGCAACACTGCCACGAGCATGTTTGCTAAGAAGGGCGGGGAGTTAGATTATGTGCAACCTAACATGGGATATGGCAATGCTGTAGCTGGTGCTGGTAGCAGCCTAGCTAGCATGTTCCGTGGCATGGGTGCACAACGTCAAAGCAGTGGCGTCAGTGGTTTCGGTGGTAGTGGCGGCGGCAGTGATGATGACTACTATCAGAACAACGAAGGTTCCTCTTACTCTTAGGTGCGACAATGGCAAAGGCGATGCCTACTGGTATAATTGACTATACCACGCAGATTGCTGCACGCGAGGCTGCAGCTAATGATGCTTTATCGCGTCTATACATACAGCTTGCACAGCGTAGAGAAGACAGACTACGCCAGCAAGAGTTTATGAGGGAGATGCTAGGTCTACGTGATAAGTACACACGTGGGCTGTATGATGACTACGGCGCTCCCGGTAGCAGAGGTGGTGACAAGTATCCCAACTTCCAGACTGCTCCCGGTGCACCGTTAGGCAGTGGTGGTGCAGGTAGTGGTGCTCCCGCTCCCGCTCCCGCACCTGCTACACCTGCACCTGCTACTACAGCACCACAGGGGTCATTGGGTACTAACCCAACACCGCTTGGTCCTAGCACTGATAAGTTCTCACAGAATGATGATCCACTAGCGTCTTTCGCACAGGCTGGTCCTGATGAGACTGTCACTCTGAGCGCACAGAGCCGACAGCAGAGGCCAGCCTACAATGCACCACGCGCGCCTAGCACTACACGAGGTACACCGCTAGGCTTTAGACAGCTTGACCCTAAGTTGATTGCATCATGGGACGCTGATGAGGTTAAGTACAAGCTACCACGTGGCACTATCTTGATGACATTGGGATTGGAGAATGCAGGTGGTTACAACTTAGGTACTAATCCTAAGTCTGCAGGTGGAGCTAGTGGTGTCTTTCAGTTCACACGTGAGTTAGCTAGAGAGCATGGCCTATCGCCAGCTGATCTACAAGACCCATATAAGATGGGTCATGCACTTGCAGCTAATATAGATCGCAATAGGCAGAACATCGAGAAGTTCACAGGTCAGAAGCTAGGTAGCGGTGCCGAAGATATGCCATACTACTACATGGCACACATGCTCGGTGCTGGTAATGCACCTAGAGTAGCTAAGGCATTGCAGGTTAACAGAGATACACCACTAGTGAAAGTACTACTGCCTACTACACTGCCTAATGGGCGTGTGGTTGACGCTGGTAGTACTATGGCTAACAACGGTATACCACTAAATATGACTGTCGGGCAGTGGTTTGATAAGCTGTCAACTGAGAAGGTAGGTCCGTGGCATTCATCAGCACTACGTCTATTAGACGGTCCACAAGGTAAGCCGCAGACTGCAGCAGCGCCGCCTCCATCGTATGATGGGCGTGTGCCGACAGGGGCTAACTACGCCTCACCGCGCACTGGTTATCAGTTCGGTGATGAAAGCGCTATGGTGACTGTACCATATCCAGATGGCAGCGGTCGTGCTATTGTTGTGCACAAGGACGCAGCACCTATAGTCAATGAGTTTGTATCACGGCTGTATGAAGCTGGTGCACCTGTTAACAGTGTAGTTGGTTATGTCAAGAAGCATATAGCTGGCACTAATCACCTTAGCCAACATGGCTTCGGTATGAGCTTCGACGTTAATCAGCGCAGCAAGAACAAGGTCGATGCAGCGTTCACCAAGTGGGTGCAAGACCCGCAGAACGGTGCAGTGTTGAAGCAAATTGTGTCTGACTTGCAGCTGCGTAGTGGTGGTGATTGGCGTAGTGCAGACTTCGGACACTTTGAAGTTGGACCTGAAGCTATCGCTGCATGGAAGGCACGTGAAGGTACTGCTGAACCGGAACCGCAACAAGCTGCTGCAGCGCCACCTCCTACTGCACCACGTAAGCCTAGTGAAGAATTGCGTCCGTTCACTGGTGATAAGCTAGCAACCTATGGTGCACCTACATCTGCGCCGCTTGCTACTATGGCAGGTAATCAGCCAGTTATAGGTAAGCAAGGTGTGCCAGCTGGTGCTGTGTCAGGGCTGTTAGCTGGCATGGACCTAGCACCTAAAACGCAGCAACGTAGAACTGTGCCTGAGAGCCAGAATGCTGCAGGGTATGATGTGCCTACTACTGCGCCTATACCGCCCGAAGCTACTGCTGCAGCTGCACAACCTACACCACAGACAGCTAGCACAGTTGAGCAACCTACACAAGCAACACCTGCGCCTACTCCACAGCAAGTGCAGACCGATAGTGGTTATACTATAGATGACATGAATGAGACTAACGATCATAGCACGCGGCTGTCAGCTGGCGAACCTGTGCCGATGCCGCCGACTAGGCCAGATACGCAGAGCATGGGTGGGCCTAGTCGTAGTCTGCGTGATCTGCCTCCCGGCATGACAACTATACCGTTCGGCAATGTGTTGGACAAGGCAGGTGAGGTTGCGCGCGATATACGCAGCGTTGACCCAATGACAGATGTAGCAGCTGGTGCTGGTTACATGGCTGGTGATGTAGCACAAGCGGTTCCCGGTGTACTGAATGCAGCTGGTGGTGTAGCACGTGATATACGCAGCGTCGATCCTATGACTGACGTTGTACAAGGTGCCGGTGATATGGTTGGCGATGCCTTTAACTATGCCAAGAGCAAGATCATGGGCAAGCCTTCATACAATATACCGCCGCAGGTGCAGCGCTTGATAGAGAGTAGACAAGGACAAGAGCCGCCGCCACAGCAAGCACCACTACCTGTGCCAGCTGCTAGTGTAGCTGCTGCTATGTACGATCAAGGTAATCAACCACAGTACGACTCGTCATTCGGACAAGACGTTAGTGGTCTGCCAGAGAAAGATATGAGTGGCGCACTTGATTGGATCAAAGCACTGTTCACACGTGCACCTAAACCTGTGCAACAGGAAGCTGTACCTG